ATCCTCGGGAAGAAGCAGTCCCAGATGCGGCAGTTCGGCGAGAACCAAGCGATCGTCAACGACAGCAACTTCGAGCTGCGCGGTGTCGAGAACGCTCTGATGGCCTACACCGAAGGCGATCTCCTCGAATACTCCCGGCAGTACGGGAAAGCCCAAGCCAAGTTCCAAGAAGGGGCCGCTCAAGTCTCCATTATGAAGGACATGGAACGCGGTCAGCAGCAGCAGATCAGCCGCATCATTCCAGATAGCTTGTACGATTATACGTTCCAAGACATCCTGTAATCCGCCATGCCATTCCAATCCTCAGATGCTCTTGATGATCAGATGCTGTTGGATGGAAGCACCGGCTTCAGTACCGGTGTCGTCTCTGCTACTCGTCCCGATGCCATCCCTGCTACGAGCATGGAGTCGGCCATCAACATGGACTACGATGACTTCGGCAACCTAGTCACTCGTCTCGGATCAGTTTCACTCGCCGGTAACAGCGAATCCAGAAACTGGGAGGAAATCCTCACCGCTTGGAACTTAACCACCTCCAACTACGGCAGCAACCTACCGACAAATGCGGAGGTTTATTCTGGATTTTTCTTCGATACCGCAGCATCCGAGCGGCTGGTCATCGCGGTCAGCGATCGTAACGCCAACACCAAGAACCTCTACTTCGGTTCACCCGGCGTTTCCTACAACGCGATCAGCGGCGCGACACTCAATGCCTCAGCCACCTTCGTCTACTTCGCTCAGCTCAATGACAAGCTGTTCTATTCCGATGGCTACGGAACTCTGAAGTACGTCTCCAGCGCGAATCTCAATAGCTCGATCGCCGCCGGCAAGATCAGCCGCATCGATGTCATCAATCAGGGAAGCGGTCACAACAGCATCCCAACAATCACCATATCCGCTCCACCGAGCGGTGTGACCGCAACCGCGGAAGCAAGAATTGGTGGGGATGGAGCGGTTCTTTCCATCGTAATCACAAACCCTGGCAGCGGTTACATCACCGCTCCCACAGTCTCCATCTCGCCGGCCAACCAGTCTCACGCGGTCGCTTTCGTATCCCTCACGCCGCCCAACAAGCCGCTCTACCTCACCACCCATACCAACCGGCTATGGGCCGTCTCCGGTGATACCACCATCCAGCCCGATACCCTCTACTTCTCGGATATCCTCGATGGCGAATCCTGGGATCCGCTCGGCTCCATCCGGGTCGGCGGCGACGGCGATCCCATCAAGGGTCTCTACTCGTGGTTCGGATACAAACTGCTCGTCTTCAAGGAACGCTCAATTTGGGCCGTGGATGCCGATCCTACGCAGGATCCTGCCGATTGGACCATATCACTCATCAGCGGCAATATCGGCTGCTCCTCGCACCGCTCCATCGCTGCGGTCGGTGCTGACGTATTCTTTCTCTCCCGCGACGGCATCCGGTCGATGGCGCAGATCCAAGCCGGTACCCAGACCAGCGTCGGCCTCGCGCTCTCCAGCCCCATCAACGACCTGATCAGCAAGATCGACAAGACCAAGCTCGACCTCTGCGACGGTGTGTTCTGGAACAACCGCTATCTCCTCGCTGTTCCGTTCGTTCTCGATGAAGCAAACGGACTTGGACTAGAGAGCGAGTTCGGTGTTCTCCTCGAATCCGGTTCTTTGCTCGAACTCGAAGCCGCTTTCCCCCGGAACAACGCAGTCATCGTCTATCACTCACTGGCCCGCTCTTGGCTCGGGTACTGGGACAACTGGCAAGTAAGCGACTTCTTCGCCACCTCGTTCTCCACGTTCGGACCCGTACTCATGTTCGCGGGCGACATGACCTCGATCTCAGAGGGATCAGGCCAAGTCTGGTCATTCAACGACTTCCTCCCGAACACCCGTCTCGCACCGGTCGCAAGCTCCGCGTACCTGGACGGTGGATCCCGTTATCAGTCTACGGTGATCACCAAGGCGTACAACCTGAACGAGCCCATCCCCGACAAGATCGGGTACAGCATTCAGTTCGCGTTCGACAACCCGTACACCACTTCCAATACGGACGCGGCGATCGCTTACGCGACCGACATGTCGGGGACGTTCACGGACCTCGATTCGAGCCTGACGATCACCAACTCACAGAAGTTCCTCAAAGCGTACAACCTGATCAGCAAGGGACGCTGGAACACGATCCAGTTCAGGGTTCAGACCAACCCCAACTCGGGCGGTCGCTTGTCGCTTCAATCCACTATCCTCTCTGGCTTTGTCGATTCTGTGCGTCCTCAGCAATGACCGCACATCCCACCATCATCGAAGCGGCCCAACTGCTGCGACAGCATTGGCCTACTTGTTCCACATGGAACAATGATCAGCTCCTCAACTGGATCGGACTCTTCAATGCCAAGAAGCTCATCGGGATTGTGAAGAACGATGAGGGGAAGTGTGTCGGTGTAGGGGCTGTGCGATTCCTCAACTCGATCGAGGAGTCCGAGGATCTGAACAACAACTTCCCAGATGGTCACATCGCTTGGATCGAGATAGCGATTGGTACTGAGCCTCATGCGGTTCAGACACTCTGGGTGGCCATGATGGGGCTATGCTCGAAGAACGTCACCAAGCTCGGTGGGTTCCGCAAAGGCATTTCCCGTTTGTACGATTTTGACAGGTACTCCAAACTACTGATGAACCGAAGGATTTCCTATGGGCGGATCATATAAAGCACCAGATTTGGCAGCGGCGAACCGCGAAGCGGTTATGGCTGCAATCGAGACCTTCCCGATCCAACGGCAGATCGAGGCGGCATCGCGGATAGGTGAGACTGTTGACGTTCCAATCTATAAAGACGGCAAAGATACCGGAAAAACTAGGCTCGTAGATTTCAGCAAGACCTCAGACATCGCTCTAACCAAAGCTATCGGCCAAGCACTGGCTGATCTGGCTCCTATTCAGGCAGAGCGTGAGCTTGATGCCGCTAAGGCATACGGAACCCAATTTGCCGAGCAACGCCGCAAGGAGCTTCAGGCTCTTGATCCGGAGCGTTACGGTACTCCTGGTGTTGATGGAAAACCTGGAGAACCCGGCCTCTACGCCCAGTTCCTCAAGGACATCGGCAGTCGGCCCATCGCCGAGGAAACTATCGCCGCGCCTTCCTACGAGCGTGTGGGTATGCCTACTGGCCCCCAGGATACCGGTGAGGCAGCAAGGATCCGCAGCGATCTCGAACGCCAGATCGGTGCCGGTCTCGCTCAGGCCGGTACGCTCGATCCCAGTTTGATTCGAGCCGCTGAGCAGGCTGTTCGCGCCCGCGGTACCGCTTCCGGTAACGTCCTTGGTAATCTCTCCGCATTCCGCGAAGCCCGCGCCGTCAGCGAAGCGATCGCAAACGCTGATGTCCAACGCCGGCAGCAGGCTCTTGGCCTACTCCAGAGCGGTCAGACCACTAGCGATGTCGCCAATCGACAGGCGCAGGAAGCCTTCCAGAACATCCTAGCGGCCACCGGTCAGCGGAATACCGCGATGCAGCAGAGCTTCGCCGGCCAGATGGCTTCGCAGCAGCAGCGTCAGGCTTCGCAGCAGCAGAACATTGCGAACATCCAGTCTGCTCTGGGTCTCCAGCCGATCGTCTCACAAGCAGCTCAGCTTGGCGGTCTCCAGCAGGGTGCTTCTCCGTTCGCTGCTCCTCAGTTGTTTCAAGGAATGCAGCAGGCCAGTCCTAGTCAGCTCATGCAGACTGGGACGAGCTTCGCTTTGTCGAACGCCCAGAATCAATTTGCGGCATCTCAAGCCGGTTCTCCCCTATCGATTCTCAAGGGTGTTACCGGCGCAATCGGTGCGCTCGGTGGAGCCGCTGGTTGCTACGTCGCCCGCGAATGTATTCCCGATCAGTGGGAGGCGTTCTTCTTCTGGAAGGAACTCGTCGGCCCCGCTTGGTTCAAGAGCTTCTACGACAGCAATGCCGAGAAGTTCGCCAAGTGGCTCAAGAACAAGCCGAAGGCGAAGAAGCTGGTGGCCAACTGGATGCTCGGTCGAATCAAGAGCTTGGTTCCCAAAGCTTGATCTATGGCAAGCGATACCAGCACAGATACGTCAGGATCTGAAACGGAGTCATCAAGTCCGAATCAGGCGTCTGAGAGGCTGTATCTTGCCAACGGCGAGTATCTGCCATGGGGAGCGGTCATTCCTGGCACTGGTGGACTCCGAGTTGGAGATGAATTTTTCGATGACGCTGGGAATCGCTGGGACTGGCAGATCGATGACTGGGAATACAATAGGCCAGCAGTCGATCTCTCAACCCCTCCAGCCCCCAAGTTCGGTCCAGTAACCGCATCCGGATACGCGATTCCTCCTGTCGATCCGTTGAGCTACTACTCGACGCCAGAGCCGACTCCTGAACCGACTCCGTACACTGGTGGGCCAACTCGATGGACCGAGGTTTATCGTCCTCCTGTAGACCTGAGCAACATCCAGACGTTCACGCCGGCTCCTACTCCGGTTTCTCAGCCTACCCCTCAGCCAACCCCGACTCCTGCTCCTGCTCCCCAAGAAGCCACCTACAGCAGCGAAGGAGAGGACTCCGGAATCAGCCTGATTACCCCTGAGAACAGGGAGCGGTACATCAGGGAAGGCACGATGGACCTTCAACAGCCTCCGGTATCGACTGTTGTAAATCCTCTCCCTGAAACCAGTATTCCAAAGGTCGAAGATGTTGATACCAACATTTTTAGCGGTGTTGTTACGACCCCTGTCAAAGGAGACGAGAAGCCCTACTATGTCGAGAACACTGGTGTTCCCGGCACTGTAGAGGCCAAGCCACCCACTCCGGGTCTGGTTCCGCTTGATAAGCCTCAGATCACGTTCCAGACATCGACCACCTTGCCGACTTCAACGGCAAGAGTTCCGGTTACACCGACCAATAGGCCATCAATCATCCGTCCGTTCAACATGCCCACCGAGGTTCCGATTCCCGCTCGTAGGACTGTTGAAAGGCTTGCTCCCGGCTACTTCCAAGATGTCAACTACGACCCCGATGAGATCCTCGCCGCGGCTATGCGGGTTCTCCGCGGTAGGGGCGCAGGCAGATCGTTGATGGAGTAACACTATGGCTTTCGAGAACTTCCTACAGAACGCCGCCAACTTCGCCACCGGAGGGTTGTACAACGAACTCTCGGGCCGAGACAAAGAACTCGAACGCCAAAAGATGGCCGAGGTCGAGGCATTCCGCGCCAACCCGGAGCTGGTACGCGAAGCCGCCAAGTACGATCCCAGCATCATGGAACGGCTCGGGAACCTTCTCACCGGAGGTCTCTACGGCAAAGCCACCGGCATGGACGACAAGCTCGAACAGCGGGCGTTGGCCATGCAGCAGATCCGTGAGGATGAGCTTCAGAGACGCATGATGGAGCGTATGAAAGGCTACGGCATCGCTCCCGTCGAGGAACCGATGGGAAGCGAACTAAACCCCGATCGAAGCGCGGCACCGATGCCCGTCGCACCCGGAACAATTCGCAAGAAGAACACTTTCGCTGGAGGCTACTGATCTATGGCTACACCTAATTATTTCGACCCTGCTGATATTGAGACCCAAGCTAGATACCGCCCCGGTGTCGCTTCCAATATCTTCAATGTCCTGACTGGAGGATTGGCCGGCCAGATCAGTGGAAGCACCCAGAGGGCGCAGGAGGCCGCTCGGGCGCGTCAGGCGTTGCTACAGGAGGAGTTTGGGAAGAGGGATGAGCAGCGGATGCTGGAGCGTCAGTTGCTGATCAATTCGATTCAGCAGGGAATCGAACTTAGTCCCGGAGGAACGTTTGA